TGGTACTGCTCACTCGCAATCTTGGAGATCGCGTACGACGAGATCGGCGGGAGGATGGTCTGAAAGTAGACGAGATGCGCTCCGTGATGCTTCGCCACCAGCGCCGCATTGATGCCTCCTGAGATGTTCGTTTCACTGTCCAGGTGCCACTTGTCGGGATCTGAGTACGAAGCTGCGCAGTGGATCACGACATCGGGCTTGACCTTGTTCGCCAACCCGTACAGCGCAGGTCGGTCTCTGATGTCGAGGAAGGTGCAGAGTCCGTTCTCGCGCCGGCCCGTGAGGAAGTTGTCGAAGGGCCAGACTTCGTGCCCGTCACAGAAAGTGTCGGAGAGGTGCGAGCCGATGAATCCGGCGGCACCCGTGATGAGAATGTTCACTTCGGCTCCAATCTGAAGCAGGACATGAGGTCACCGGGGCCGTAGTGGCCCAGCGGTGTCGCTGCGATCTCCGCGTCTGCACACATCTGCGTGAACTGCTCGTCCTCCCACGCTTCTGCGATCGGGACACCGGGATCGACGTTGACTGCGAACACGTGCGGATCGCCGTAGCACTTCTCTGCGTAGAACTGACTGTCTCGGCTATAGATCATCGCCCAGCCTGATCTACTCATCGACCTACGCAGAGCCGTTAGAACGTCTCCTGGGGCTGTTGTGTGGTGGAGAACACCTGCTGTGTGGACGTGATCGACCTGTGGCAGCTTCAGAGCGTCTCCCTCGCGCAACGGAACCAGCGTCAAGCGCGAGCGGTCGATTCCGTGCCAGTCGAGGCGCTCGGGGATGGTCTTGAGCACCTCGGTGGCGATGTCCGCTGCGTAGACGTGCTCGGCTCCGAGTGAGAGTGCGCGGAGGACATCCTGGCCCGGCCCGCACCCGAAGTCGAGGACCTTCATCCCCGAGTAGTCCTGGGGCAGGAGATCTTCCAGTCCGGGATAGAGCGCCGTCCGGTGGAGCAGGGAGTTCACCGACTCCGCTCGGTTGCGAAACGGGCCGGCTACGGGAACCGTATTCCAGTACGCAGCGTTGGTCATTCGATGCCGTACTGCGCGAACGTGATCCCGCGCTCGGTGAACGTCCGCTGGTAGTAGGGATCTGTTGAGCTCGCTAACCCTCTGTGGATGATGCAGGGCTGCTCGACTCGCACCCAGATGTGCCCGAGGCGGTTGATCCGCTGAGCGACTATCGCATCCTCGAACGGAATCTGCGTCCAGGGCTCTTCCGAGTAGCGGATACCCGCCGTCCACGCATCGCGGTGAAGGACGCAGTTACCGCCTACGGCGCCGTGCGGGCCCTCCTCCTCTAGCGTCCTGAGCCCGACCTGCCATACCCCCGGATCCCCGAACGCCTTCTCAACCTCCTCGCACCACCCGGGCAGATACTCCACGTCGTTGTCGGAGCGGTGCAGGTGGGTCGTGCTTCCCCGCATCCTTCCGAAACCCAGGTTCGCCGAGAAGCCGGGGTACCGGTTGAACTTGAGCAGGTCGTAGTCTCCGAAGTTCTCCTGGATCCACTCCGCCGTACCGTCGGTAGAGGCGTTGTCCACGATGACCATCGTGTACGGCACCGTGACCGTCTCCAGGTAGCTCTCGACCGTGAGCTTCGTGAGTTCGAGGCGATCACAGGTCACGAATACGGTGTGCAGCTTCATCCCCGCACCAGCACGGTGTACAGAACGAGGAACACGAGGAGGGCCACGATGATCCACAGCCACCAGGGAGTCGGCTGCGGGTGCTTGCGATAGCCGTCGTTCTTCACTTCAGCACCACGCCGATCCCGCCCCACTCAGCCGAGCGATCCGCGATGATCTCCAGCGTCGCGTGGTCTTGCTTGATCTCCTCCCAGAGCGGTGCGACCTGGATCTCCGGGTGCTGCCTAGTCGGAGGGAGGATGTCGTGGAACAGAACCACGCCGCCCTCTTGGCACATGGGCCCGTACAACTCCCAGTCACGCAAGACTTCCTGGTAGTAGTGGCCGGCGTCGATGAACACCCAGTCGAACGGCCTGTACTCTGCGATCAGGTCAACCGTATCCGCGTGGTGCGAGTTACCAGCGTAGACGTAGAGCTGAACGCCCTCGGGCACCCAGTCGTTGTACAGGTGGCGGTTGTCCACTCCCACTGCGTACGAGTCCAGCGTGACCACCGTCGTTCCCGGCTGCGCGTTGCGGAGCCAGTGGAAGAGCGTACCGCCGTAGTACGTGCCAATCTCGAGGATGCGCGTCGGCTTGAGGCGACGGTACAACTCCAGCACCGTAGAGAACTCCCGCTCCCACTGGTAGACGGGCACCGGAGTCGGTGGGCCGTAGCCCGGCATCTGCTCGATCACGCCTTCACCGCCTTACGCTCACGAGCCCGTCTGACTTGACGAGACTCCTTGCGCGGCTTGAGCAGTTCATCCAGCGCCGGCTTCCAGTACGTATCGCGAACCGTATCTGCGTCGTAGCCCTGGGCAAAGGCGACAGCCCGCTCCTTACGCTTCGCGTTCCCACGATCGTTGTACTCGTTCTCCAGTGCCTGCTCGATGGAAGCGATGAACGGCATGTGAGCCCAAGCTTCTTGAGCTCCGTCCCACCAGGGATCTCCCTCGACCATACACCCGCTACCTACCAGCTCGGGCATCGAAGAGTGGTCAGAGACGATCACCGGCACCCCGCACGCCTGCGCCTCGATGATGGGAACGCCGAAGCCCTCGGACATGCTCGGGTTGAGCAGAACGTCGAAGGCGTTGTACGCGCCGACGAGAAAGTCCTCTCCCATGACTCCCAGCGTCCACATCTCGTCGAGCGGCATGAGGACTCTGTCCTTGATCCCGCAAGCGATGGCGAGCTTGTTCAGATCGATGCCCGGATTGCCGGGGTTGATCTCCGTGTGGACGTAGAGGTAAGCGTCGGGGTGGCGGCGAGCGAAACGACTGAACGCTGCGAACGCCTGCGGGAGCGCCTTGCGTGCCCCGTGAGGTGACCACCCTCGGTTCGCCGCGACCATCCCTACGAGGAAAGCGTCTTCGGGGATCAGACCCTGCCCGAGTGCTTGAACGGAGTCGCCCTTCTCGCGATCCAGCGGGCGGAAGACCTTCGTGTCGACAGCGTGCGGGACGTACAGCGGTTCGAGGTCGAACTTCTTCATCCAGGCTTCCCCGAAACGAGACATGGCGATGGGCTGAACACGCTCGTGCATCAGAACTCCGAGCACCTTGGGCGGAATCGGCCACTCGTCGATCGGTGCCCAGAGTGCCATCTGGCCCATCTCTTCGGGCCAGTCATCGGGGCGCATGACCCAGGAGTCGTACAGGCAAATGACCTTGTCCGCTTCCCACTTGTCGGCCCAGACACCGACCTTCCCGTTGCCGCTGTCTCCGAACGCGTCGAAGATCGGCATGTCTTCGTACATCAGTCCGTACTGGCCGAAGTTGGCGGCGAACGCCACATCGTGACCGAGTGCTTTCAGTGCCTTGCCAGCCAGTGCTGACTGCACCCCGTAGCCCGAAGGGCCGAGGGGGCTGTTGGACAACCAGAGGATCCGCATGGAGGTCGCTGCTCCTTTGTCTAGGTCTCTATGAGAACAACCCACTCGCAACCTAGGTGCCCCGTGATCGGAGTCGCCCAGGTGGAGGGATACATGCCGTACCCGTCTGCGCCCGTGCAGTGCTTGATCAACCCTGCACCGCCGAGCGTCTTGTTCGCCAGGATCGTCGCGTACACCGAGAAGGTCGATGCCGGATCCATCATCTGCAACAGCAGGCGCTGGCCACCCTCGTTGTCAGCCGTACCGACGCGGGCCCGCACCCGCAAGCGAAACATCCAGGAGTCCTTCGTGTTGCCGTAGGTCACCTGCTCCTGAAAGTCTTCTTCGTGCGGGTAGATGTCGATGCAGGGCAGGGTCGGGTTCGGCATGAGCTCGTTGCAGACTTGCAAGTTCTCGATAACCGGAGAGGGGCCGCACAGGGTTGTCTCGATCTGAACCGCGAGCGCATCCATCACGCCGAGGAGACTCACGCGATCCCCCAGCTACCCTTCAGAAACGCCAGCTTGTGTGCATGGCGATCCCACGAGTCGCGTGCGGTGTACTGGCCCACAGAACCGATGTCGCCGAGTCCGATGATACCGAACGGCGACTGAGCCTGCTGCCAGTGCTCAACCGCGCGATCGAGGTTGACATCGCGCACGAGCTCCGGTGGGTTGGAGTACGGAGTGGTGTTCCCGTCGATGTCGGTCGGACCGATCTCCTTGTCGATCTCGGAAGCCGCAGCCTTCAGGCAGCGCATGAGATCGTCGTGGCGATTCGTCGCGTTGACACGCAGCTGCGTCGCGAGCTGCAGCACAGAGGCGTAGACGGGTCGGTCGTCAGCAGTGTTCTGGATCGGGAATGTCGGGAGTCCGTTGGCGAGCGCAGCGTCGAGGAACACCACCCGGTACCACCGCTCCTCAGCCGTCCCCAGCGCAGTCGTGAAGTTACGATAGGCCGGATTCTTGGGATCGGCGTCAACCGGCGACAGAGTCTGGGTCTCCAGCGTGACCCAGGGGCCCGTAGCAGCTGTGCCCTCCTGGATCTGAGCAGACGTCCAAGGCAAACCGTCATAGCGTGGCGACGGGCGGTAGTCCTCGAGTGAGACGACAACGGTCATTCCTGGTGATCCTCCTCGTGAGTACCTGCCACCGTATCCGCGATATCTCCGGTAAGGCCCCCGGCGATGTCGCCCGTTCCCACAGCGCCCTCTGACTCGACATCGCCTGCCGTACTCCTGCCAGTCATACCCGTCCAGACCTGCCCGATGCGCCCAGTGTAGATGGAGGCGCGCATCACGAAGAACGAAGTAAGGCTCGCCACCATAGAGCCGACGAACGAGAGCGTCGCCGCGAGCTGGTGCCTGATGAACCTTCCTAGCGCTCCTGTGAAGTTCAACGTAGCGGTGTGAACCTTGCCCGTGCGCTTAGCCATCGAGCCGGCGAAGGACAGTGTCGCGGTCAGCGCCTTCATGAACAGGTGTGACGGGAAGAGCGAGCCGATGAACGACAGTGTCGCCGTCATCTTGTGAGAGATCCGCTTGGCGACGTCTCCGACGAAGGACAGCGTGGCCGTAAGCGGGTAGCTCGTCCTGCGCGAGAGCACGCCTGAGAATGCGAGGGTCGCCGTCAGCGACACGAACTGCAGGCCCGACTTTGCTGCGGTCAGCAAGCCGCTGAAACTCAGTGTGCCGGTGAGAGCTTTCAGCGTCCTCTTCACCAGCGCCCCGACGAACGAGAGAGTCGCCGTGAGCGTCTTGCCCGTTTGCTTGGCGAGTGATCCGATGAAGGAGAGGGTTGCCGTGAGTGCCTTGCTGAACGTACGGGTCAGCGTCCCGATGAAACTCAGCGTGGCAGTCAGCGCACGACTCGTCCTCTTGGCGAGCGTCCCGACGAAGCTCAGCGTCGCGGTGAGTTGGTGCACGATCGCCCTGCTGAGAGCCCCGACGAAGCTGAGCGTCCCAGTCAACGCCTTGCCAGTGCGCTTGCTGAACGAACCCGAGAAGGACAGGGTCGCAGTCAGCGCCACCACCTTGAGCAGCGTGCGCGCCCAGTTGCCGACGAAGCTGAGCGTGCCA